TAGCCCGTGCTGGTGGTTACGGAACTCTTGAGCCTGAAAGTAACGTCTACCTTGAGCCTAGAGAGGTGTTAGATCAGGTTACTCAATATGAGGCTAGAGTCACAACGCCTCTGTTGAAAGATCTAGCCCGTGCGGCAAATGTAAGTCCTGGTGACTTTTTGCGTGCCCAGGCCAAGCTTATGAATATTCCCGGCACTGTGGAAGACCCTAAGCCTGAAAGTTTTACATCTACTAAGCGTGGTTTCCAACCTATTTACGACACCTCTACTTTCTTTATGAATAAAGGTTTGAGAGGTAACGCAGCAGATGCTTTGGCTCAAGTTGTGATGTCTGCATCAGCAGGTAACTCAGGTATGGCTGGCACACAGCGCGGTTTGTTTGATTTTAATGATGCCGAACAAACTCAGCTATATGACTTTGCTAGCTCAAGTAAGCGCGATCCCATAGATCCCTATACACAGCTTGAATATGTCTACGCCAAGATCTTGAGTTTTCGCAATGGTACTGCTCGACAAAAGGCTAAATATGCTTACTTGACATCTAGCAAACCTACTACAAATCAACTCAAGAGTGCCTTCAAAGATTTATTTCCAGGTATGGATTCCGTATTGATTGACCGTGCCATTTCAAATATAAGGAGTAACTAATTATGCCTATTATTCTGCCTGAGGATTTTGAAGAGAAGCCTCTTGAAGATCTCACAGAACCCCCTGTTACACCTGAGCAGCCTGTAGAACCAACTGCAGAACAACCGGTTGAGCAAAGTGCTCCCGAGCCTGAAGAAGAGGAATCTGAGCCTTTCAGGCTTGGACCAATTGCTGATCGCGAGTTTCTAGAAAAAAAGAGTCGTGGTGAACTCCAAGGTGTTGCCAAGGCTATTGAGGAAAACTTGTATATCCCTATTGTGGATATGCTCGATGGCTCACGCGATGCTGATCAGGTAGCTGAAGACCGGGCACAGGTGCGTCGAGACCGCACGGCTTCTGCTCAAGAGATTGAAGCTGCTTTTGCTAACGACAAAAGCTTTGGCGGTGAGGCTATTCGAGCAGTTGCTGGTGGTGTTGAGGATTTTGCAGAAGGAGCCGTCAATCTGCCAGGTGATGTTCTAAGCCTTATCCCTGGTGTTGATGATGACTTCCTGAATGTCGAATTTAACTTTGTAAGAGAAAACAATACTCAGCTAGGTGACGCTGCACGTACCCTTACTCGCTATTTGGTTGCTTCTCGTCAAGGCGGTCGTCTTACTGGTGGCCGTCTAACTGCTGGCCAGACAGGCGGTGCTCTCGTTGCTGGTAGAGCTGGTCAAGGCTTTATTGAAGACTTCATTGGTGCTGATGGCACAGCAGATGATTCCACTTTAATTGGAAGTACACCTTGGACTCAGTTTTTACAAACAAACGATGAGAGCAATCCTATTCTTAATAGGACTAAGGTGGGTCTTGAAGGTGCTCTTTTTGAGGCTGTAGGTGGACAAATCTTTGATGCTGTCAAAGACCTTAAGTTGTGGAGCAAATTTCGAGCGTCACCTGTCGGTCGTAAGTTTTTCCCTGGTGTAAAACAAGATCCACTTGCATCTGAAAAAGCTGCTGCTGCTCGTAAGCGTTTAAACGATCTACTTATCACCACGTACAGGGAAGACCAGTTTGGCAAAACACTAGATTACACAATAAGAGTTGAGCAAGATTTAGCTTTAAGAGCTATCAATGATGCTAGACAACCTTTAAATAATTTTATTGAAAAAGCTGCTGAAGGTAATGCAGATGTTGCTGCTTTTCTGCGAGCACGTACACAAGCCCTAGCTGCTGGCAAAGAAATTGATGATGCCTACAACACTGTCAGATATGGAGGTGCCCCTGATGAGCAGGTTGTTGATATGTTTGAGATGTCCGCAGTCAATGGAAGACTCGAAGATCTTGACAAGTCATTAGAGATTTTCGGCCAACGTGCCCGTCAAATTGACGACGCTGCTGCAGAACTGTCCGAAACACTGACCCGTCAATCCTCTGCTGGTCCTGGAAGGTCGCAAGCAATCCAACAACTGCAGGTTCGTGCTCTAGATGCACCGCGTTTGGATGACGTGAAGACCAAACAGCTAGGCATTCCTATGAACCTGTCTGCTGGTCAGGTCAAGTTCATTCAAGATCTCCGCAAAGTAAAGGGTGAAGACGGCAAACGCCTCTATAAGTTCCCCAAAGGCATCACCATCACCCCTGGTAGACGCATCAAAGGTCTTACCAGTGAAAACATTGATGAGTTTCTGGAAATCCTTGGTGGTGGTACTGACGGAAAGATTAAGACCAACCTCTTGACCAGGCTTGGCAATGTCGAACGGCCCCAGGTCGATGACTTCGGTGACACCGTTGAGTCCCTTACAGAGCAAATCAAGCAGCTACAGGCTGAAGAGGCATCCTCTAGTGCTGACGCAGCAGCTAGTAGGCAGTCTTTGCAGCCACTGCTGGAAGAACAAATCAGTCTTAGGCAGCAGATCGAGACGGCAAAGCTAGAACGTGAAGCTCTTTACGCCAAGATGAATGGCAAAGATGCTGAGTTCAAGGCAAAAGCTGAAAATATGAAAACAGATGGGTCTTCTGAGCTTCCTGCAGAGACCATTGATGCTGTTGTCAAGAATGCTGATGAAAGTATTGCCCCCACGTTGCGTAAAGATGCTTTGCGGGCTGGTAAGAATGCTGATGAATTGATTCCTACACAGCCCCGTGCTGAGTTTGGGACACCAGTTGATGAGGTTAGTGGCGTTAATACAGCCAAAACTATCAAAACTACTGTCACAGAGGCTGAACAGCGTTCGCTTAGCAAAGATGTAGATGAATTAGTTACGTTAAATGATCTTTCATCTCGAAATCCCCGATTTATGGGGGCAACTGATTCTGAAATCATCGCCCAGATGCAAGACGAGCAAGTTGCTGTTATCAAGGAAGCAATGCAAAGAGCATTTGACACTGGTGATGTCGATGAATTTTTCGATGCAAATCCAGAACTCATCGATCGTATCCGAGGCGACAAATACTCAATCTTGTCTGTAGAAGGTCAAACAGCTCTAAATTTGATTCTCAAGCAAACTGTTCAGGATGTAAGCGATCTTGCTAAGACTATCGATAACCAAACTAAAGATGGTGCTCCTGAAGCTGTTGCAAACCTGGAGCGGTTGACAACTCGTTTTCTGACGATGTTCAACCTAGCTAAAAATAATTCTGGTGCAAGAGGCAGTCTGTTACGTGAACTAGGCGTCATCGCTGACAACTTGGGTAACCGCGTTCGAGTTGGCGACAACCCTTTGTATGACGAGTTGATTGCACGTCAGCAAGATACCTTGGCTCGTCAGGAGATTCTGTATAAACAGACCTTGGCTATTGGCGATGAGATCAGAACAAACCCTCAAGCTGCTGCTCGTAAACTTTCAAGAGCTGTAAAAGCTCTGGCGCACGCTCACGCTGATCCTGAAAAACAGATCAATGTTTGGAAGACCTTGCTCTCAGCCAATCTCAAAAACGCTGATGGCTTTTACATCACCTCTATTCTGTCTGGCCCTGAAACCCAGGCACGTAATTTCTGGGGTAACTTCTACCAAACTATGGGCCATCCATTGATGGCATCGTTCGGAACATCATTGCCTGGTAAAAACAACAAAGCTGTACGCCTTGAGGCGCAAGCCGTTTTGGCTGCAACCCACGAAAGCCTATTTGAGTTCACAGACCTGTTTAAACGCATTTGGAACAGCAACGTCAAAGGCTTAGATCCTGAAGGCACTGCTTACTCCATTTGGGATGAAGGTCTTACTAAAAATATGGCCGAAATTATGGAGCTGGAGAAGCAAGGTAAGTTGAACTGGGCTCAGCAAGGTATGTATGGCTTTGCCGTGAACATGAGAAAGATTCTTATGTCGCCGGTTATGCAACCGATGATGAAGGTTATGGGCACAGTTGACAGCTACTTCCGAGTTGTTGCTGGCCGCCAGGTAGTTACTAAACGTGCTGTTGCTGATGCGCTCGACGTTTTAGGTGAGGGTAGGCCTCTGACTGATGTCAGCTCTAAGGAGTTTGCGGAGCTAGTCCAGCAGTTTAAAAAGAAACATGAGTTAGAGATCTTTGCCGAGGATAAGCTTACGTTGATTGATCCAGAGGCTGAAGAGCTTGCTGGTGTATTTACTTTCCAAAAGCCAATCAATCAAGTTGATGACTTTACTAAAAACCTAAATACAGTAGCCTCAATCCCTGGTGCGCGTCTTCTAGGTCTTACCTTTGTGAAGACACCTTCTGAAATCCTAAAGGCGTCTTTCAATCTTACCCCAGGTCTATCTACATTCCTAAAGAGTCAAGATCAAGCCTATAAGAACGGTACGCCTTTCTATAGGGCAATGCGCGATGGTCAAGAGGCAATGTCTTATGTCATTGGCTTTGGTGCAACTGCTGGTGGAGCTGCTGGCTTCATTACTGGAGCTGGCCCTTTGGATCGAGATTTAAACGACAAGTGGCGGAAAGCTGGCAACAAGCCCTTTACGATTAAACTGCCTTTTGGTGGAGAGATTGGTTATCAGGCTTTAGAACCTGCTACTACAATTATTGGCACTTTTGCTGATATGGGCGCCATTGGTGCCGGTAAGCAAGAGGCTAGTATCTTTGGTGCTATCAGTTCTAACATTGTCAATAAATCATTTCTGACTCAGCTTTCTACTGCAGCACAAATTATTACTGCAACCTCAGAAAGAGATGTTGGACGTTTTGCTGAAAATATTGGTCGTGGCTTAGTTCCTTACTCAGGTATGCGTTCACAGGTTGGGAAGGTTCTTGATCCTATGACCCGTGAATACAAGTCACGTCTTGAACCTGGCTGGTCCTGGTTCCTCAAAAAGAATGGCGGAGCGGGTCTTACTCGACTACTTCCTGAGCGTAAGGATCCTCTGACAGACAAACCACTTACAAGAGATGGCTATGGCGACGGTGGCGGCAACTTGCTGGCCTTGATCAACATGTTCTCACCCCTAGGTTTGCGCTTCTCACAGAACCGTACAGACCCCGTACATAAGGACTTGTATGACTGGGGCTTTGACATTGATGACAGAACTAAAGCTATTGACGGCGTTGATCTTACCAATGAAGAAATGGTTGAGCTTAACACTATCCGTTCTGACAAAGGTAAATTCAGGCAGGCTTTCCTCGATTACTTTAATAGCGATCAATATTTAAAAGTTGACAAGCCTGTATCAGAACGTCGCCTAGAGGACGGACAAGAAATGAGTGATACTGAAGTGTATAAAGCACTCTCAGGTATTAACGGTAATTTTACTTCAAGTGCTCGCAACTTAATGAGGCTCGGAACTACTGACCCGTCTAAATCCTTCTCAACTAGATGGGAAGAGGAGTTGAATAATAAAATTAAGTTTGATAGACAAGCTGCCCAAAGACAAGATCAACTTAGGTTTAACGAAAACTAATTCTTACTTAGGCTATGGCTACTACAACTGAATCATTTACAGCGGGGGCAGCTCAAGTTCTGTTCCCATTTACTATTGAATACTTAGCCGAAGGCGACCTTAAGGTTGCTATCGATGGAGACGACACAACTGAGTTTACTTTCGCCAACGCCACAACTATCGAACTAGATACAGCCCCTACAACTGGGGCTGAGGTTGTTATTAGGCGTGAAACAGATGTAGATGACATCAATTCTGAGTTCTTCCCTGGCTCTTCCATTAGGGCTCAGGATCTCAATAACAACTTCGAGCAACTGCTGTTTTCTGCCCAGGAAGACAGTGGAAAGGTGCCGCTATACAACGCGGTCTTTCCTGATGACGTGTCTATGGACGGTAACCAGGTCAAGGATCTAGGTGACCCTACTGATGACCAAGATGCTGTCAACAAGCAGTATCTGGAAGACACTACGTGGGACAACACAACTGAAACGATCAACTCGACAGAGGCGTGGCCCTCTGATGACGACACCATTGCTACTACTGGTGGCATCGAGGCGCGTATCAACGACAAGATTGACACAGCTCTGACAGGAGACGTTGCTGGTTCAGATGGAGTCACCATCACAGATGACGGCGACGGCACGATCACTGTGGGTCTTGGGGTTGGTCAGGTTGACTTTGATCGCATCAAAGCTGCTGACATCATCACTTATGCCGAACAAAACGCTGGTGCGCCTGCTGCAGCGGATGACAACATCTTCACTGCCAGTGCTGCTGCTCGTCGGTTTGACACCCTTGTTCAATCTGCAACTCCAACTGGCACAGATTGGGAAACAGGTAAAACCTGGCTGCAAAACAACCAAGACCTGACCCTTTCTATTTGGACTGGTTCGGCTTGGTCAGGCATTGCCTCTGGCGGTACGTTCACCAACCAACCCAAGGTTGTTTATGTCGATGCCTCTTCTGGTACGGACTCTAACGATGGACACCGCATTAGCAGACCTAAAGCTTCTATCAAGGCTGCTATCGATCAAATCAATGACGACAGTGATTTTGGCGATGGGAGTGTTGTCGTAGTTGCCCCCGGTACGTACCAAGAGACGTGCCCTATTGATATTGAAAAATCCAACGTGTCAATCGTTGGTACTGCCTTGCGTAGCTGTATTGTCCACCCCACAGTGGCTACAGAAGAGGAAGTGATGTTCCGCGTCAATAGCGGTACGTTCATTCAAAACCTTACCTTTACAGGTATGAAGGCAAGTGGTGCCCTTGGCAATACTGCTGACGCGACCTTGCCTGTCAATCAGGGCTGGAACATTGCTTTCCTTCCTGACTGCACCATTGTCAAATCCCCTTACATTCAGAACTGCACAAACTTCTCAGACTCTGAGATCGACAACTCAGACATCAACGTAATCACCCCTGGCGGTGGTTTGGCTGGTGATACTGACTCTGCACCAACTGGTGGTGGTGTCTTGATTGATGGTTCCGTTCCATCAGCAACTAGCCCTTTGCGTTCGATTGTTTGTGACAGCTACACACACGTCGGTCTAAATGGTCCTGGATTGTTGGTAACCAATAACGGTTATACGCAATGCACTTCTAGTTATGCGTTCTTCAACAAGTATCACATCAAATGTCTAAATGGTGGTCAGGCCAACCTAGCTGCCTCTACAAGCGACTTTGGTGATCAAGCCCTTGTAGCAGACGGTAAATCAACAACTGCCATCTTCACGTCGAATGTAGACGGTGCTGCAGCAGACGGCGATATTAGTTTTAACGTCAACGAACCCGATTCTGGTGCGGGTTGGTTCGGAAGTACACAGCGCCCAGCCTCAAACATGCTGGTTGAGGTAAACAGTGTTCTTTATCCCATCTTGTCTGCAGTTGAAAACGAAGACAGTGAAGGTGGCGACGGTTGGACAGTAACTATTAGCCGTCCCAACCTAAGTAATCGCAGCGAAAATCAGGGACTTAATGGGGCAATCAGTGACGACGATGCAGTGTCGTTCTTCCTACGCTCTCAGATTGCTTCTAGTGGCCACACTATGGAGTACGTCGGTAGTGGTACTGACTATCGTGCTCTGCCTGAGAATGGTGGTGTCCCTGATGAAACCAAACAGATCACCGAATCTAACGGTGGCAAAATCTGGACTGCTATCACTGACCACAATGGCAAGTTCAAAATTGGTGGCAACCAAACTGATGACCCTATCTTCGAGGTAGATCAGGAACGTGGTTTTATTACCATTCCCACTGGATCTATTGCCTTCGATCTGCTGTCGGACGAAACGCCTCAGCTAGGTGGAGATCTCGATGTCAATGGAAGCACTATTACTAGCACTTCTGATGCTGATGTAGTTATTGACCCTAACGGTACTGGTTCTGTTGATGTAAGCAGTAGCCGTATCACTAATGTTACTGACCCAACTGATGCACAGGATGCTGCATCTAAAAACTATGTAGATACCAGCTCTTCCAACACTAATTATGTTGCCGTTACTGGCGATGACATGACTGGTGCATTGGCAATGGGCTCCAACAAAATCACTGGACTTGCTGATCCCACTGCTGCTCAAGATGCTGCATCTAAAAACTATGTAGATTCAACAACCACTGCTAACCCGTTATACGTTGCCGTTGCTGGTGATGATATGACCGGTGAGCTTGCAATGGGAACTAACAAGATTACTGGTCTTGGTGACCCAACTGCCAATCAGGATGCAGTCACTAAAACCTATGTTGATTCCGGGTTTGTTGTCCAAACAGGTGCTACCGCGTCTGCACAGTTACCTGTAGGAGATGAAGACGATCGCGATGGCACGCCTGCTGCAGGCATGATTCGTTTCAACACCGACACTGACCAGTTTGAGGGTTACAACGGAACTGCTTGGAGCAGCGTTGGTGGCGGTGCAACTGGTGGTGGTGGTGACCAATGGGCTATTGAAATGGATAATACAATTAGTAATTCGTACACCATTTCTACTGGGAAAAATGTTATTAGCGCGGGACCGTTGACAATTGAATCAGGTGCAACAGTAACCGTGCCTTCAGGATCTAGCTGGGTAATTGTTTAATTATGTCTATTAGAATTGACGGTACTAATACCACCGCTAATCCAGGTATTACGGGAACAGACACCGACACAGGTCTGCAGTTTGGAACAGATGAAGTCAAGATTGTCACCGGCGGCAATGATCGCGTAAAAGTTGACAGCTCTGGCAATGTGCTTATTGGCACAGCCACCTCAGGGGAAGGTACTGCTGATAATCTAACAATTGCCGATTCTGGCCATTGCGGTATTACTCTCCGCTCTGGGTCATCTGAGGTTGGGACAGTTTTCTTTTCCGATGGTACCTCTGGCGATGCTCAGTATAAAGGATATGTTCAATATGACCACAGTGGCGACTTTCTTAAATGGGCTACTGCTGGGACAGAAAAGATGCGAATCCACTCCGGTGGTGAAGTAACTAAATCCAGTCAACCTGCTGTAGCTTGTCACGATACCACTGGCTGGTATATATTTAATAATGGCGATATTTTCATTTGGAATGATCCTGAGTACAACGTAGGTAATAACTATTCAACAACCAACGGACGGTTTACGGCTCCAGTTGAAGGTTATTATTTAGTCACGGCTAACCTCTATTTTGACACACCTTCTGGAAACTACTCCAACGCCTTCTATATCAATAAAAACGGCTCTCAATATGCGCCTTCAGGAGCTGCTAGTCCTTGGCAACAGCACACCTTTGGATCTGGCACGGGTGATGAAACCAATGGCTTTGCTTATGTTATAGGTCTGTCTGAGGATGACTATATCGAACTTAAATTTGGCGTACAGGCCCGAGTTTATAGAAAACATTCACACATGACTATTACCCTTCTTCATTAAATAAAATGGATTATACAGTTACCCTTTCTGATCTTGAGCAAAAGTCGCTTGAATACATCACCCCTGATGTAGATGAATGGCTTACGAACGCTGGTACAAACCGTGCCCGTATTGCAAAAGATGTAATCATTTCTAAAAATGCAGCTTATTGCAACGCTAATGGGCTGCCTATTGCTGTTGGTGAGGAAGCGCAAGTTGATCAAGCCTACGAGCTTGGCGTCGTCGCTAAGGCAACCTCTGAAGATATGCCTCTAGCTCCTGTTGATGAAGAGGTTGAATAATGCCAATTAGATTAAACGGCGAAACGTCTGGTTCGGTTGAACTGGACGTTCCCGCAGCTGTAAGTGGTGGTGACATTACTTTTACCCTACCTAATGGTGTAGGCAGCGCAAACCAGTTTCTTAAAAACAGCGGCACTGCTGGGACGTTGGAGTTTGAGGCGCTCGCTGCTAGCAACATGCCAGCGGGAAGTATTGTGCAGGTTAAAAACAAACTTTTCTCTCTTGATACTGCATTCACTAATACTTCTTTCGCTGATATGAGCGGGTTTAGTGAGGCTCTTGCTACTTCGTCTTCCAGCAATAAAGTGTTAGTAATTTTAAATATTACTCTTTTTACATTCACCACATCTAACGGAGCTAGCGCACGAATCACATACGATGGAAATAACACCGCTGAAACCCAAGCAATGTACACATCAACCAGCGGAATTACTAGAACTGTAAGTTTGATTACTCTTGTTTCTCCAGGTAAAACAGACAGCATCACTTACCAAGTGCAAGTCAAAAGTGAATATGCTAGCCACGATTGTGAGATAAACAGCGATTTTGATGGCGACAACACTTCGCATTCTGAACTTATTTTAATGGAGGTTGCAGCATGATTACTCTTAGTCAAGCGGTTTTGTCGCTTCAGCCAAACGCTGAGTTCATGATTGAATCGAAAGACTACTCAAAAATTACGTGGCTTTCTCCTGGCATTCCACAGCCTACCGAGGAAGAGGTTCTAGCCGAAAAAGCTGTCCTAGAGGCCGCTGAACCTTGGGTTAACCTACGTGAAAAAAGAAATAAACTGCTTGCTGAAACAGATTGGACTGCCAGTTCCGATGTAACTATGTCAAACGATATGAAAACCTATCGTCAAGAGTTGCGGGACCTACCTGCAAACACAACTGATCCAGCCAACACTGTTTGGCCTACTAAACCGGAGGCATAGATATGAGTACAATTAAAGTAAATCGCATCGAGAACACGTCTTCAGCAGACGGTGGTATTGATATTGACGCTGATGGTCATGTTCAATTCGACGGGGTTCAGTTGCCGACTGCTGGTGCGTTGAGTCATCGCAACCTTGTGATTAATGGAGCTATGCAAGTAGCCCAGAGAAATACATCTTCATCGGAAAATGGTTACCAAGCTGTTGATCGTTGGAGGGCTACATTTTCTGGCGCATCTGGAACACAATCTCAATTGAGTTTGACCTCTGGTGACCCCTATGATGAAGGTTTTAGACGAGCAAATAGACTAGAAATAACTAGCCCCAGCTCTGATACTAGTGGTTACATTCAGATGCGAACTCATCTGGAAGCCCAAACTATTGCACAATCTGGGTGGAAATACACAGACTCTAATCAGTCATTGACCTGTTGTTTCTGGGTTAGATCTAGCCTTGCTGGTACGTATAATGTCCAGTACCGTGCCAATGATTCTGGTAATTTCTTTTTCAATAGACCCTTCACCTTAACTGCAAATACGTGGACTAAAGTCACGCATACAATTCCAGGTCATTCGAGTTTGGTTTTTAATAATGACACTGGTGATGGGTTTCAAATAGTCATAGTTCCACATTATGGAACAAATCATACAGATAATAGCGTGTCCAGTAACACTTGGTTTACGCTAGCTAGTGGCGCCTATTTTTCAGACTATGCCCAATCTTTTTTAAATACAGATAATGCAACCTTTGATGTTACTGGCGTTCAATTAGAAGTAGGTTCCAAAAGTACACCGTTTGAACATATTAGTTATGGTGAAGAAGTGCGTAACTGCCAAAGGTACTATACGCATTCTTACAACACCTTTGAAGTAGTTGGTACTGATACTTCAACTGCAAATCCTGGTGTACTTTCTTCTACTGCCTATGGCACGATTTTGTATGCCTCTGCTGGCACTGCATTCTTTCCTGTCGAAATGAGAGGTACACCTTCGGTAACCATTTATTCTTATGAGGGCACTGCCGGAAAAATCAACGCAGATGCAACAGAAGGCACTGGTCTGGCATTTAGAATATCTACTAAAAGTGCATTTTTTTCAAGAAACAACGATAGTGGTGGAGTAAGTGCAAATGTCTACATTGCGTGTCACTACGCAGCTGATGCTGAACTTTACTGAATTATGACTGAAATTACTTATAAACTAGTTTCTTTTAAGGGTGAGGCTCAACCTACGGTTCAAGAATTACCCTCTACAAAATTTATCCCTTTTGACCCTGCTAACTCTGATTACCAAAAATACCTTATTTGGTTAGAAGAAGGCAACGAACCACAACCCGCTGATTAAAACAATGATTACTCTTATTCGCCCTATTCTTTTCTCTTTCTTGGCCTCTGATAAGGTCAAGCGTCTAGTTGTTGATCTGCTCGAAAAACTTGCAGAACAAACTGACAATGACATCGATAACCAAGTCGTAGGTATCGTTCGCAGGGGACTGTTCCCTTGCAAGACTGGCCAATGCAGTATCTGACATGTCTATCAAAATCATAGACCTGTTTGATAACTTCAAAGGCCTTGACCATCAAATCAAAGCACTTGACGCCCTGGAGGAAACTCTGGGGCCTGATAATTTGTCTGATGACGCTAGTTGGGTCAAGCTCTGGCGTTCAGCGTATTACCCCGAAACTATCTCTAATACGTGGGATGGTATTGAGCTGGCTGCGATCCAAGCGGGGGCCAAGTTCCCCCAAGTAGTGGCCGCCCAGTGGGCACTAGAAAGTGCTTGGGGACAACACGTATCAGGCAAAAACAACTTCTTTGGCATCAAAGGACCAGGCACTATCAAGACGACCTGGGAAGACTATGGATCAGGCGCTGTAACTATTCGCGCCTCATTCAAGGATTATCCAACTATCTACGCTTGCATCCTTGAGCTAGTCACCCAGTGGTATAAGGATTACAAGTCCTATCGCGGCGTTAACCGTGCAGAGACTTGGCAAGAATGTTGCTACCTGTTGAAAGCAGAAGGGTATGCCACTGATCCTGTTTATGCGGAAAAACTGATTGAGCTAATCAAAGCAAATGATTGAAGCCGGTATCTCGGCAGGCATTGCTGTAGTTGCTGGTGTGTCTGCAATAGCAAATCGTATTCACAACAGAATCAATTCGGTGCATAACCGGATTACCGATCTCGATAGTCGCTTGGACCGTACTGAGCTGTATTTCGCTCAGACCTATGTAATGAAAAGCGATTTCGTGGCTGCTGTCGAAAAGATGGAAAGCCACATGATCCGCATCGAGGAAAAACTCGACAAACTACGTACTCCATAACGATGGCAAAAAAAGAAAACTCTCCTATGGGTACGGAGGAACAGTTCGAGGTTCTTCACGGCCTTGTTACCTCTGAATTTATTTCACGTATCAAGGCCGGTGAATCCTCCACTGCCGATCTCCGTGCTGCTTGCGAGTGGCTAAAAACAAATGGCATTACAGGTATCCCTGTCGATGAAAGCCCCTTGGCTGATCTG